AGAGAAGTTTCTAAAACTTTACCAGCAATTAAATTATATGGCTGGATTAAAAGGAGTTAAGTTTGCCTACATATTATCAAAAAACAAAGCAGTAATTGAGCCAGAACTTAATGCTGTTAGAGAAGCAAGTAAAGTAGCAGACAATTTTAACGAGTTTGAAAAAGAAAGAATAGAACTAAATGAAAAATACGCTGTAAAAGACAAGGACGGAAAACCAGTTATTAAAGAAGAAAACTATCAAATATCAGATAAAGTAGCATTTGATAAAGAGCTAAATAAGCTTAAAGAAAAGCACAAAGAAGCTATTGAAGAAAGAGAAAACCAAGTAAAAGAAGTAGATGAGCTTCAAAAAGAAGAAATTGAGCTAGAATTAAGAGAAATACCTCTTGATATAGTTCCACAAGACATCACAGTTTCACAAATGGACTCATTATCACTCTTAATCAAAGAATAATGGAAGAATTATATCAAGGAGAAAAAGGAAAAGCCCTAAGAAAGCACTTACAAGCTAGCATTTTAGCCCTTGATACCATAGAAGACATAGATAAAAGCGACAAAGATATGATAGCAATTCAAGTTTTGGCAAAAGAAATGGCTATGAACACCCTCAAAGAGATATTAAACCTAACCGAACCGGAGCAAGAAAAGCCACAATTACAAGATAAAGCAAAAAAATATGGCTTACAATAAAAAAGACACATCAATAAAAAGCCCATATCAATTAAATCCAAAGATAGCAAAACAGGTAGATGAATTAGTAGAAGCTAAAAAGAGAGAACTAAAACGACAACAAATGGCTTCTAAGTTAAAGAAAACCTGTGGAGACCAATACGGATTTATATTGTTTGATATAGAGACAAAACCTCAAATAGGTGATACAATGAGAGTGTTTGATATGAAAGCAGTTTGGAGAAAAGATATTAACAATAACAAAAAATAACTATGGCAATAGTAAAAAAAATAGCAATGTCTACCACAGCTCAAAAAATCCTAGACAGCAATGTAGGAAAGTTTGGAGTTAAGGTAGGAAACAAAGTAATCAAAGGAGTAAAAGCTGTAACACCAAGCAGTAAAAAGATTGTAGATGATTTATTCGGTTCTCCTGAAAGAGATGCAAGGCAAAAAAAAGAAGCAAAGAAATTAAATAGAGCATCTAGCGGTAAAGTATATAAAAGATAATATGGCACACGCAGGAGGACGACCAAGTGAATACAAAGAAGAATACATCTTGAAAGTAGATGAGTATTTAGAAGAATGTAAAGACGAGGAAAAACAAATTATAAAGCAATCAAATGAAGAAAAAGGTTATGAAATGTATGAGAATAAATTGAAAGTAAATCTTCCAACTATTGAAGGATTTTCTCTTTTTATAGATGTTCCAAAAAGGACTATATATGATTGGAAAGAAAAACACGAAGAGTTTTCGCACTCTTTGGGCAAGATTGTCAAGGAGCAACAGAAAAGACTCATAAATTCAGGGCTTTCAGGAGATTATAACCCTACTATTGCTAAACTTATTCTTTCAAGTAATCACGGGATGAGAGAAAAGACAGATACAGACATAACAAGCGGAGGCGAACCATTAAAATCAAACACAATAATACTTAGAGAATTTTCAAAAGAAGATGGAGCAAACAGTGAACAAGAAATATAAAGATGTCTTCTCTACTAAAAAGCGATATTTAATCATATTGGGAGGCAGAGGAGCAGGGCGTTCTACTTTTACATCACAGTATCTTCTTTCTCGTTTAATAGCACCAGAATATATGCGTTGTGCAATTATGCGAGGAGTGCATAGTGATATAAGACACAGTGCTTGGAGAGAATTAAACGATAGAATAGCAGAACAAAATATACAAAATCATTTGTCTATTCGTGATAACGATATGAATATCACTTACAAAGATAATATGATACAAGCTCACGGTTTCAGAGTTTCATCATCTTCACATAGTGCTAAACTAAAATCTCTTGCTTCATATAACACAGTATGGATAGAAGAAGCAGAAGAAATAGGCGAGGAAGAGTTTAGAACACTTGATGATACTTTAAGAACAAAGAAAGGCGAGATAACAATTATCTTAACGCTTAACCCACCAGCAAAATCACATTGGATAATTAAGAAATGGTTTGACTTAGAAGAAGCAGAGAAAGGATTTTATATACCTCACTTAAAAGAAGAAGCCAAAGAAGATGTTTTATTTATCTACACTTCATATTTAGATAACATATACAATTTAGATAAACATACTATCAAGCGATATAGAGCATATAAGCAAACAAATCCCTCATATTTTTATCAGAAGATACAAGGACTTGTTCCTGAAACAGTTAGAGGAAAGATTTATAGTGATTGGAAACAAATAGATGAACTCCCACACGAAGCAAGATTATTAAGATATGGATTAGACTTTGGTTGGTTCCCTGACCCACTAGCTCTTTGTGCAATCTATTACTATAATGGAGGATATATACTTGATGAAGTTTTATATGGCACAGAAATAAAAAACAAAACAGTAGCAGATACTATTCTTAATCAGCCACAGAAAGCCCTTACAGTTGGAGATAGTGCCGAGCCAAAAAGTATAGACGAGATAAAAGACTATGGCGTTGAAATCATAGGCACACCGAAAGGCAAGGATTCGGTTCGCTATGGTATCAATGTAGTCAGTGGTTGCAGAATATCCGTCACCAAGAGAAGTCATAACATTTGGAACGCTTATGAGAATTATGCTTGGGCAGAGGACAAAGACGGAAATCCAAAAGGCGAGCCAGACCATTACTTATCTGATTTTATGGATGCAATTCGTTATGGATTAGTTTCAATAGTTGACACAGGAACTGACCCTGATAGAATAGAAAAAGAACAGATTGAAGTATTAAGAAACAGAGACGATTTCAAAAAGCAATTAAAAAGTAAAGTCGGCTTCTAAATTGCTTGACAAAAAATTATCAGTTGGTGTATAATAGAGTTATAAAAATTATGCCTAGAAAAAAGAAAGAAACCAAAGAGGAAGTAAAAGAAACTCCAAAGGAGGAAAAGATTGTTGAAACTCCAAAAGAAGAAGTTGTAGAGAATAAAGTCGTGCTTGAAGAAGCAACACCTGAACCTATTGTTGAAGACACAGATGAATGTGTTGTAATAGACAAGAGAGGTAGAACAGTGCGAATTTATTCAAGGAAGCAACACGGAGAAGATTTTAGAAAGATGGCGTTAGAGTATTCAAGCCATAAAGGATTGAACATTTTAGTTTAATAGTTTACTTAACCCTTGCGACACATATTGCGGTATGTGCTTTGTGTCTATTCCTCGCAAGGGTTATAGGCACGAAGCGGATACTACAATATCCGCTTTTTATTATTATGGCTTACAAGCCAAAAAACTAACCGCCCAATGGGCAAAAATATTATGGAAGAAGAAACCAAAACACCATCCGCAGAGGAATTACAAGAGGAAGAAAAAGCCCTTGCAGAAACCAAAGAGGATGAAATCCGTAGCTCAATAATTGAGAAGTATGGATTAGACGAAGATGAGCAAACTGATTTAGTAGATAAATTAACAAAAGATTTTGTTGCCCAGCAAAAATCATTTGGAAAGGTTGTTCATCAGAAGCGAACTTGGCGAGAAAAAGCTCTGACTGCAAAGCCAGAGAAGAAAGAGGACAAAGGAACTCCTGATGATGTGCTTAAAAAAGCCACAGAATTAGTTGAGGAACGATTTACTCAAAGAGACCTAGACGATTTAGAATTATCAGACGAGCTTAAAGAGGAAGTAAAAAAACTCGCTAAGCTAAAAAGTATATCTATTCGTAAAGCATTCTCTGACCCTTATATCTCTTATCTAAAATCTCAAGAAGAAGCGGAACAAAAGCTGGACAAAGCAACCATTACTCGGAAAAATAAAGGTGCTACTGTCGCAATAGACACGAGCAAACCACTTAACCCAGCAGACTTTGACTTAACTACAGAAGAAGGACGCAAAGAGTGGGATGAAGCTAAGAAAGCTCGCAAGCAATAATATTTAACTCTGTGTAAGGTTGTGATTATTCACTTAATATTAGAATTAACCTTATATGGATGACGCAAAATTAGAATTTTGGGGAGATATGCAAAAGACATTGTTCGTAGAGAACACTGCTGTTGCTATGCTTTCCGACAAGCAACTTGAGGGCTTGATTTCAGAAGATGGTAGAAAGGCACACCGCCCTATCATTTCCTTACCACACTCAGGAACTTACTCACCTTACAATGACATCGCCTTTGCAAGAAAGTCTGCTACCAAGCAAACTCTTGAAGTAGATACATTTACTTATGCTGCTGAAGAAGTAGATATTACTGATGCAAATCAGACAAAATATCCTCTTACTGAAAACTCTGCTTATGAACAAATGAAAGTTCATAACAACAACATTGAGCAGGCAGTTATGGGTAATATCTCTGGTGCATTCTCTACCATTCAAGACGGTTCAAACCCTCTCTTGATTGATACTACGAATGTATTGGATGTATTTGAGGAAGCTGACACCAAGCTCGGTGCTGTAGACGCCCCATTTGAAGGGCGTATTGCTGTTTTCGGACCACACACTATTGCTACTATGCGAAAGCTAAAGCAACAGAGAGAAACTGGTCTAGGAGACACAGTATTAGCTAATGGTGTTGTAGGAAATTGGAGTGGCTACACAGTTATTCAGTCCAATAACTTGCCTTGGAGTGCTACTTTAACTATCGGAACTAACCCAGCCGACGGGGCA